TAATTATCCAAGAACATATACAACTCCTCTCGCATTTTTAGTGAATTGATTTTCAAGCAATTAAAAAAAAAATTGAAATGAATTTCTTGATATTATAGATAGGCATTAATTATCAAAACAACAATATAAAATGAATTACGAACTGATTTCTAAAATGACTTATGCCGAACTTCGTGCGTTAGAATACGACCTTAATCGTGTCAAGTGCGAACGCAGTGATTTTGATTATACAGAGAAACTTACCCCAGTGGAGAAAGCAAGACACGAGGAACGAGAGGCAGATAACCGAGCATATCAACTTGAACGCAGTGCCGAGTGGGATACAGAGCGACAACAAGACTGGGAAGCAAAACTGCGTAGGAAGGAATTCTTGAAGACATACCAGCAACGAGTAGATGCGTTTGACATTACCAGTATGAACCATTTACCAGAGGCAGTTGGGGTTTTAGTATTAGGGTTTGTGGGGTTGGAGAAAAGACGCAGTCGCAACCAGAACCATACACTCGTAATGAGTGAAGACGGCACTACCAGTTATAAAGCGGAGTGTGTATTATCCTTGTGTAGAACACAGGCACTCACTCTTCACAAGGCGGTATGTATTGCGAACTTTGGGAAAATGAAACTGTCAAAAATCAAAACCTTCTTTGATGTGGGACAACCCCTTAACCACTTGAAGTCCAAATACAAGTTCAACTCCAAAGAGAACTTCATTGCTTGCCTTGATAAAGAATGGAGCGAGTTAGGAATACGAGCGAATACCAACAAGCATCACTTACTGACTTACATTGCCTCAACCAGATAGACCTTCATACCAACGAACCAAAAAATATAAAAATACAAAAATGGGGTTCGCCCCTTTTTTTATGCGTCCGTATATACCCCTATTCTTTTTGCTCTAATTGATATGGACTAATGTAATACACCAATGAGTATTTGTCGCCCTCCAAGTCTTCCGTATTGTAATGTTCCAACAATGACCCATTGAATAACAGCGGTTGTAAATACGCATCATACTTTGTATTTTCAATTACTATATTGCCTCCTTTGTATTCTCCAAACGAAACTAAAACTGACTTGCCTACATTCGTTTCGTCCTTGTGTTTAGGGCAAATTACATTGTGGTTCAAATGGATTGATGAGAACTTAATAGGGCAAAATATATTGCCTATCCTTTCCATCTCTTTAAATATTTCAGGGTGCTTCACTGACAAATACCCATTACAAATCTTGCCTGTAAATCGTTGCTTGGTTATACCGAATACCCCTGCCCTATGCTTTGGAAATCCTCTGCGATTGCTTCGTCCTACCTTATATGGTATTTTAATTTTCTTTAACATTTGATACAACGGTTCAAATAATTCTGGACTACATTTTGGTAATGTTGTTATCTCAATGTCCTCTGGCGTAGTGGGAGTAAATGAGTTTATTTTATTTAAAACGAACTCGTGTATTCCATTTTTGCGTATTTTCAATTTACCATACATTGAGTATTTATCAATTAGCATTTTAGTATTTTCTATGATGTTAGGTAATCGCTCTTTCAATGTTCCAAGACCACCTACATTGCCGTAATATTTTGTTTTAAACCCAACTTTATTATACCTCACTAACACACCATCTTTCTTGAAATACAAAATACTTCTCTCTATATCTTCCTTATTTGATTGTAATATTGTAAGCGTCAAGTCTGGGTCATTAGGTCGGTTTATAAATCCATAGAAAGCACCTATACACATATTCAAACAAGTTGATAATCTTGGGCGTTGATGTTGTTCGGTGCTGTCCCTAAAAAATTTATTCCATACTGGATACACCGACCATATATACGACCCTAACTCCAAACATTCTTGAAACGATTGTTGGATAAACTCGTCTAAACTTGTTGCCTCATTATTTAAATCTATTTCATTAATGTCGTCGTCCAACGAAAGAATATGGGCGTGCTCTGGAAAATAGTTTTCTATAAACTGGCGTTGCTCTATCAGTCCCTTCTTACCTATTATTATTTCGTATTTGGTATCAACTGCGGTGCGGTATATCTCATACTCCTCCTCTACCACAAATATCTTAACCACACTTGCTGATATGCCTAACTCTTCTAAACATTTCAAAGTCTTTTGGTTTATAATGGAATGCCTCCTATAACTTGGAATACAAATAGTGTAGTTCATTTATATTGGTTTATACAATAATTTCTTAATACTTACTAATTTGAAAAGTGGGACTTCATTTTTTTCAAACTCCCACCTAATGTCCCACCTCCAACTCCCACCTACTTTTCTTCTACTTTTAACCATATTTCATATACCCCCCCCTATGATATTCTTTAAAATATATGTAATTATAGGTAAATATGGTTAAGAAGTGGGGAAGTGGGAGTTGGTGGTGGAAAAATCGTATTCTCCCAAAGATTTTAGAGATTTGAAAAAAAATCGTTTGTGTTTTTTTTTCAAAATAAATTCTATATGACCCAACCTAAAAACATATGTCCCACCTCCATTCCCCACTTATTCCACTTTCACCTTTTTAGGTCTGCCTCGCTTCTTCTTTTCTACTGGTAGTTCCGTTGTAATAAGTTTAATACCTTCGCCTTCTGTTGTTGGTTCAGGTGGTTTCTCTGCTTCTGCTTTCTTTGCCTTTGCCCTTTCTTTCCATTCTCTATTTTTCGCCAACTTTGCCTCATATGCTTCTGCCTTGGTTGCGTATTTGGGTGCTCTGCCTCTTGCTTGTTTTACTATTGGTGCGTCGCCTTGCGAGGAAGTTGGTTTCGCTCCTTTGGACTTGCCTTTGGGTTTCTCTGCTTTCTCTTTTTCTTTTGCTTCCTTTGCTTCTTCTCTTGCTTTTTTCTTTGCCTCTTTTGCTTCTTCATTTGCTTTCTTTTTTGCTTCTCGTTCCATTGCTTTTTTAATTTTGTTCTGGGATACTTCTGGGCGTTTCAATGGAGGTTTGCCCCTACTTACCGACGGTCTGCTGGACTTGCTTTTACTGGATTTACTTGACCCACTACTTGACGAACTATCCTCCTCTATTACTACTCTTCGTCTTGGAGCGTTTGGTCTAAAAACATTTTTGCCTGCTTCGCTTTCCTCGTCGCTTTCACTACTGCTACCACTATCACTATCCTCCTCACTGCTACTACTCTCACTTTCACTTTCCGCCTTGCTTGGTTTGGAAGACCTCAATGATGAGGCGAGAGAACTTAAACGAGATGGGGTTCTTGAACTTGCTGGACTTGGGCGTGGTAATGCCTCTCCATTTGCGACTGGTTTGCCTTTTAATGTTTCTTTGACTTTATTTAAAAATGCTTGTCCGTATTTTTGTTCTCTTGTATGACTTTTGTGATGGCGATTATATGTAATGTTCGCCTCCATCTTTTCTGGTCTGCCTCTTGCTATTACAGGATAGTTTGAAAATGTTGTATTTGGGTGCTCTTTCATTTTTTCAATTCTTGCTTGGTCTATTGGTGCGAAATGTTCCTCTGTCAATTGTGAGGTGTAATAACCTATGGGGTGGTCGTGATTGTCCCAACTATTTTTTTCTATATGAGGTTCGCTAATTGTTCGCCTCCTAATATTTATTGAATGCTCGTGTTTGCGATTAGAAATATTCCTTGATGTCGTCATTGGATTAGCAAGTGCGAACCACACTGGGTTTCTTGGGTTTCCAAAGTTTTTAGTAGGGACAGCGAACCACGCTGGTAAATCCACCTCAATTGAATTGAATAAAGGTATATGTAATGGAGCAGACATTATATATACAGATGACAAATTAATTAATCTAAAATTCCTAAATTAAGCGTGGAGGTTTTGATACGCAGGGGGCATTTGGGTTCTAAAATTGTAATTAACGCCGAATGGTTGAGAGGCAAGAGCAGGAACTCCTTGACCCATCAAAGAATGACGACCACCGATGCTGTGGTATTCTCTGCGACGAGGCATAGCACCGCCGTAAAGACCTACGCCAAGTCCTTTCCCAGCGTAAAGACCCATTCCTAAACCTTGACCTGATGCTCGTGCTTGTCCTACTCTTTTAGCAAGTTCTGCTGACGCTTTATCCGCCATCGCTTTACTTGCCCCTGCTCTATCCAATTGACCTACAGTGTCCCCTCCATTTTTCAAATGTTCCGCCAACATATCAATTGCCTTTGCTTTAAAGTTTCCAGTAGGCATTCCGTGTGTTCCTTTCATTTCGTCCCTAACTGCTTTCTGGTATGCCTCTGGTCTGTCTAAATAATCATTCGCAGTTTGCGAGGCAAGCGTCCCCAACCCTGGAGCGTAAGCGTCCGCCATCGTTCCCAAAGAGGAAATTGCTTTCTGGGCGAATGGTTTGACAGCAGACCCAACAGCGTAAGCAAGTTTCTTAACGCCGTGTTTCTTTAAAAAATTATCTGCCTTCTTACCAAAAATACCCTCACCCTCAACAGATTTGTTTGCCTCTATCTCGTGTGGGTGTAAAGACATTTGTGTTCCTTTACCTGATTTCATACACTTTGTCATATTGTCTAATCTGTGGGAATGGACTATCAAGTTAAGACCCTCGCCCTCTGCGATAGGGTGTATTCTTACAGCGTGTCCGTTGCGGATACGAGATTTAACTTTATCACTAATCGGTCTAATTCTAATTTGATGGAAAGGGTGTTCCATAAAAGGCACAGATGCGTTCTCACTCATTATATATACTCACAACAAAAAAAAAAAGATAAGTGGGTGTATATCTTTTCCTAAACAGAACGCAATCGGTCAGTTGCGTCCAATAGTCGTTTTTGTGCTTCTGCCTTTTTAAGCGTTGTATGCTTTGCGTGAATAACTTTGGTTAAAGCATTTTGAACCATATAACCCCTACTGCTTGGTAGTTTCTTAATGATGATAGGCATATATATATACTTTTATAAAAATATCGCATATACCCCCCTACGATTGTAAAAATATTAATTATATTGATTTTTAATATTTTTATTTAAGACCATATATGGTAAGGCATTTAAGCAACACGAGCACCAGAAAGCACATCAATAGACAAACCACACTTGTATTCAACGAAAACTGTAAGGTCAAGAGCAAGGGCAGACAAGTTGTTTCCAATAATATTGACTGACTTGGGGACTTGTTCCTCAACTGGAAGCATTCTACTACAATCCACATACCAGTAGCACATAGCGGTTTCCCAACCAATTTGGTCTATCAAACCAGAAGTTAGTCCGTCCGTTAATCCACCATTTACGGCGAGGTGTCCGTATTGCTGGTTGATAAATTGCTCGTATGAGTAGCGTTCGGTGTTGTAAATCATATTTTGTCCTGCTACAACAATATTGAAATTGGTGAATAGAGCAAGAGGAGCAGTTGTTCCACACCCTGCGGTATCAAAAGGAGATTGGATTTGAGGAACAGTAATACCAGTATTAGCAGGGGCAGTCGCAACTGGTGTCAAAAACGGCACTACTAATACGCTCACAATTCCTGCGATACCATTCGTAATAAGTTGATTTACATATCCGCCTGATGCGATGTTTTGAACTTGGTATTGGTAAATATCGGTGTATTCTACTCGCTTCACAGGAGAGGAGAGGTAAGAACTTTCAAAAGTGGGGTTAAATGTATATGCTGGAACATTGAGAGTAATGGACTGGGCGAGAGGACCTTTAATCACATTAGCAAGACCAGCAACACCAGAGGCAAGGGCAGAAGCACCAACAGCAACAGAGGCAATATAACTATCTCCCAAGAAAGTAGCAACATTACCACAGGAAGTATTGGCGGAACAAAGCATTAGAGGATTAACGCCAGAGTAAGCACTTGAAACGCTGTTGAGAGTGATATTACCACCAGCACCTGCGGAAGTGAAACTGAATGAAGTGTTATTCAAATTGAGGGTCATACGCATAAAAACACCTTTAAGTAGAGGAGCGTTGTCAAAGAACGAATGTAAATGTTTGAGTTTAACTTGAACCATACACGCTTGCTGATACACACCATATGTAGCACCAGAAGCACCATTTACCTTGTTAATCACATAGGACTTATAGGCAAGATTACAAGAAGCACCAGTGAAAAGAGTGCTCCAAGCAGAAGCACCTACGGCAGTCAAACCAGCAGGGTCATAGTTGGTAAGCATTTGGCGTTTCGCAATAGCACTGTTAGCAGGAAGGTAAGAGTTGAAAGCACCAGTCACAACAGGGGCATCTACAAGAGGAGCATTCACATTATTACAAATACCAATACCATCTACGGAGGCAGTTTGACGATAAGCAAGAGAAAGTGCGGTGTCAGGGTAAAAACCAATTGTAGCACCTTGTGAAATCACATCTCCCCAAGACAAAGAGCATTGGAGTTTAAAAGTATTCCAAATGGATTGTAGTGGGGTCTGTTGAATGATAGTCGTTCCGTTGTAATCAAGTGTAATGCTGTGAATTATTGAACCAGACCAACCTTTCAAAGCAAGAGAGTAATCACAAGATGTAGCAGATACATTAGGAAGCAAATTGTTAGTGACAAAGGTGGAAGCGTTAAGGGTAAGCAAGAGAGGAATGCTTAAGTATGCCTCTCGGTAATTCATATACTTATTGCTATTCGCCAACTGGGAGGTATCAATCACACACTGATTACCACTGTAATTCTGGGACTGGTTATCCAAAATATTCAACCAATCTTTTCTTACGAAAACTTGGGGAGGAGCGTCGCTCACTTGGGACATATCAAATACTAAACTGTCGGCACTCATATATAATCACTCAACAAAAAAAAATTGAGAAATTATACTAATTGATTTAATTGCCTAAACATTTACATATTAAACTTAATGTTCTTCTTTTTGGAGGCAAGAGGTTTCACCATTAGCGATTTGATTTTATCGGCAAGACCACACCCTGTAATGCGGTGATACTCCTCCTTACTGGGATAAGAACTTCCTACACCTGCTCCACCTTTGTTAAGCAAAATAGCACCACCAACCATAGCAGTCGTTCCAACTCTGGATTTGACTAAATGTTTCTTCATTGAGCGTGGATTATACAACATATATATACAAGTGGAAAAAAAACTGGATTAAAGATTGGATTTTGCTATTAATTGTTTTTTTAAATTCCTCAATCTCAAACACCCAGAAACAAGTTGGTTCAATAAAGTCAATTGTTTTTGAATATCTTTGTCTTTGTCATCACTCGTAGCACCTTTCATATCGGTAAGCAATCGCATTTGCTCTTTGCTAAAATCGTCAAAACACTTATTCAAGTATTGCTCCGTAATGTCGCTTTGGTTCATTTTATATAATCTACCTACATTCTATTTTCCTAAACTTTACGAATTAACTTGGAAACTATTTTCTTTCACTATTTCCCCAAATTACATTTTGCCTTCGCTATCTAAACGATTGTCCCTAATTAGCAGAATGATTGTCATATTGGGGTCAAGAATGTTGATACCTCCTAAATCCGTGCCGAGCAACTGAATACGCAACTGATTATAAGTTCCGCTTAATAACTTGTTCCAAGAATATTGGTATGGTCTGTCTGCGATTTGCGTTCCTGTAGCGGTGGTTGGTGTGATGGCGTAAATTATACTGCTTGGAATAGCATACACATTTTGAATACAATTCATAGTAAGGAAAAGTGATGGGTTGGGTTGGACTTGCGGAGCAACGGTTGAAAGAACACTAAATATATTTCCAGCAACGGCAGGTTGAGGTGTGGTATATCCAGCAGAAAATCCCAAGATTTGATTAAAGTTTGCTGGGAGTGTAATGGTGGGATTGATGTTAGTTGATGATAGTGCTAAACCCCCTGGATTAGTCCAACCAGTAGGCAAAGCGGTTATTAAAGGGTAAGTGTTTATTTGAACTGCGTAGAGAGTTGGGTTTAAAAGAAACTCTATGTAATACACATTTTGACCCACATCATTAACATAGTAAGTTCCGTTAGAAATCATCGTGTATTGTAAAAAGTTATTCAAATCTGGTATCTCGTAAATGCCGTCAGGGATTACTACATTATAAGTATTTACTACTCCAGCAACTTTCCAAGTATAACTAAATTTATTGTTTGCTAATGGGGTGGAGTTGATGTTAGTCCAAGAGTAAAACATATTCACTTGTGCGACCGCTACACTGTGGTCTGTAAAATTAACACTACTTGGGAACTGATAAATCAAAGTGTTATTATTGCTATTCGGCACAATATTCTTCTGGGTAAATGTAATTGTGGAGGGCATCTATATAATCATACAACATTTTTAAATTGCCTAAATTGCCGAATTAATTGCTATATCGCAGAATTTGCTGGTTGATTTTCATTTCAGGAACTTTAATGTTTGCGGTCTTAACAGGTTTGAGTTTGGGAGTTCCAACTACAAAAGGGACACTTGACCCTCCAAAGTAAAAAGGCACTTGATTACCAAATGAGGCAGTTTGAATTTTCCAATGGTCGCATTTATCGCCAGTTTGAATAGTAGGAAAGTTCATATATATATACTTTTAAAAAAAGTATAGCAAAAACTTACTAAATAATTAATTGTCCTTTGCCTCCACCTTTGGAAAGGTGGATTTTAATTTCTGTTTCGCCCTATACTCCGCTTGGTATGCTTGTATTTTTTCTTTGTTCGCCTCGTAGTATGCTGTCCGCTTACTTAAAGTTTCTTCCTTGTTTTCATTATATTTTGCCTTCGCTTTTGCTAAAACAACCTCTCTGTTCTCATTATACTTTGCTTTTTTAAGTGCCTTGTTTGCTGGGTCTTTATACCACTCCTCTTGATACTTTCTACACCTCTCCTTCTGCTCTTCTGGCGACACATATGCCTCCCTAATATTCACACAAGTCAAATTAGTTTTCCACTTTTGTTCTACTTGCCTTAATGTTTCTTCTGGAATATTCTCTTCTAAAATATTGATTTTAAAATCGTTGCGGTCTATAATAGGTCTTGACGAGCAACCATTGTATTTCTGCTTGTGTAATGCTTTCCTTAAACACATACGCAACACAGTTGAACCCACATATCTCTCGCCAGTTTGATTACAGACAATTTCATATACTTTTCCAGTTGTCATCCTTATAAATATAGAAAACATTTTTTATTTAAGTATTTACCGCACTTATAGATATATTGTTAATATATTCCTTAATATCCCATTAATAGTAATTCCTCCATTATTGCCTTACCTTGCCCTGTTGGAACTCTACCTTCTCGCATAAATTTCAAAAGTAAAACTTTGAACTCCTTGATGACAGTAGGGTTGTCGTTGCCGATTGCGACTTCACCACGCAGTATATTAAAACGATTGTCTTCTTCTTCCATTTTGCTCTTATTAGGATTAGGAACAGATAGGCGGTCGCTGACCTTACTGGTCTTGGATATTTGATGGAGGAGTGCCTTGTCGCCTTCGGTTAAATCCATTACACTTTCAAATTGGGGAATACCACCTCCGCTAATAATATGTAATACTTTGGCGAGTTTTCCGCTGACCTTTTGCGTGGGGATATTTACAATTGCTCCGCCTTTTTTGGTTCGCATCATTACAATATTGTCTTTCAATCGGTGCTTATTGAGTAGGTGTGTTCCAAAAGGGACATAGGCAGGTTCAGCACTAATACCTTTGCTGAAATCAATATTCTTGCTCTCTACTCGCACTTTGGGTTGTGGAATGACGCTTGACAACCCTTTACCAAATATAATGTTCTTGGACTTCTTGGGACGACCTTTGGGTAATGACCCTTTCTCAAAATCAATGTGAATGACATCATTATTTACCACCGATGGTTTCTTTTTCAACCCAATACCAATTATCCCTTGTGATTGTAGTGATTGAATAACTGGTAAAAGGTCGTTATAAATATCTTTTGCTTTTGCTTTGGTTATTTTTGCGTCGGTTCTTATCAAATCACCATATTCAATTGCTTTATCTCCGTTCAACTCATCACTATCAATTACACCATCACCATATGCCTTGTCAAGAATTGCTTTTTGTTGTGCTTGATTTAGTTTCTCAAATTCACTTATGACTTTGGGGTAATGAACTTTAAGAGAAACCGCTTTTGGACTACCTAACACTTCGGTTTCTTTACTTAAAGAGGTATTTGGGTTAGTATATTGTTCTGCTTCGGTTGTTCCTGCGACTGAACCTTCCTTTTTACCACTACTTTCAGGTCCTGCTTTTTCTAAAGCACCTTTAGTAAGTTGTCCTTGTCTGTAAAACAAATATTGTCCGTATATGTATTCCATCGTTTTCTTTTGAGGAGCATTTGCTAACCCATCAATTCTGGATTGAACTTCTGGTGGGGCATCAAGCAAAGTTTGTAAAATTGCCTTTTGCCTTTCGCTTGACAATTGTCTAAACGCTCCAATATCTACAGGGTTATATTCTCTTTCTTCTTGTTTTTTCTTGGGGGTAATAGTAATTTCCTCTTCTTCTTCAAGCGGAGGAGCAGGAACAGGACGAGTAGGAGGAGCACGAGAGGGAATACGAGATGGTTCTGGTTCTTGTAATGGTCTTCCACCTTCTCCTTTGTGGTGTAAAAACGCATCAAAGAAATTATCAAACATATAATCAGGGATTTCCTCTGTGGTATAAACGATTTCATTAGCAACCTCTTCAAAGTCAGGCATATCTCTAAAATCCCCAGCATCAAGCATATCACTAATGGTTCTCCATTTTTCGTTTGTAGATAAAGATTTAAATTTGGGAGGTCTTATAGGGGTTGCCTCTTCTTCAAGCATATCAGGGTTTTCTTCTTCTCCCATTTCGTAAAAAGGTGGGCGTGTAGGAGGGACTTGTTCTGCTGGTGGGTATGCCTCCGTTTGAAACTTCAAAGATGGTGCGAGAGGACGCAATTCGGTTTGGGGCATTTCTCCTTTCTCGGTTAAACCGCCTAATTGCTTCAATCTAAAAAACTTGGTATAACCAATATCCATATCACGCTCTGGAACTTCGTGTCCTTCCATTATCGCATTTATCATATGTAAAAAGGTTGCGTCCATACTATTAAACTTGCCCTCGTCCGCATAGGTGCGTAGCAATTCAATCTTGGTATTGTATCCTTGTGCTTTAAAATCTTCAGGGGGTATTTCCTCACTAAATGCGGACAATTGATTAAACTTTTCAGCAACCACAGGGGCATTCACATATGAACTTGGGAGCATCGTTCCATCATTTTCTGCTTGATGTAATTCCTTTTCTGGCGGAGGAGCATCTGGAAATATACCTAATGGGGTTGATACAGGTTGTCCCATTTCTTCTTCTTCTTCTTCATACGAAGGAGGACCAGGTGCGACTAAACTTAATTCGTGTCTAACGCTACTTACCGCTCCTTTCAAACTTCTCATCATTTCCCAATCCACCGCATCAAACAAAGCATCAAACCTCGCCACCATTGCTTGTATTGGAACTTGTCTAAATGCCTCACGAATAAGGTAAGCACTTGGTATATTCTGTCCCACTTGGGCGACATCTTCGTCATATTCATTAAGAATGTCTGGGTCGTGTAATGAGGCGATAATATCTCTGTCTTCCATCGTAGGAACTAAACTATCAAGTAATCTCAACTTTTCGTGAATTTTTTGCTCGGCAGAGGCGTTGCGTCTTTCTCTCACATCACGCCCACTTGGTCTTCCTAACTCTTGCCCTAATTCTTCTATTTCTCCTCTTGAAATCAAATTATTTGCTGTGCTTTCTACACCACCACCCACAGTAGAGGCACTCTGTAATCCATACTCTACGCCCTCTGTTTCAATATTCTTTCTCATTAGTTTCCTAAAATAAGGCAAAAAAGAACCAGCAGGCACTCCCAACGCCCACTTGGGTTTTAAGTCGCTGACAATAAAGGGTAAATGTCCTGCTAAAAATTGTAATTCCGCAGTAGTAATATCGGCGACTATGCGTTCTGCCTCCATACCATCGGTGATTTGTTTTAGTCCTGCTCTCACTTGGACTTTTAAATTGTCAAGGTCTTCATACTTTTCCGTAGCAGAACGAGTGTCGGCAGGTTCGCTTCCAGTTGAACCATTTGCCTTGAATAACTTATTCGCATTCAAGTTCTTTGTTTGATTAGCAATATCCAGCGTCAAGGTATTCAAATATTGTTGGCGAATTGTATCTCTACTGTTAGGGGTTGAACCAGCGAAAATACTGTTGATTGACATCTATATATACTCATTAATATAATAATCTTAAACAAATGATTATATTATGAAAAAAAACTGCCTTAATCCATATCTTCTTCGCCTTCTCGCCTTAACCTGATTACATCGGTGTTTAGGATTGCGACAAACTGGTTTTCTGCCTTGAAGGTATCTACAAACAACTCCTCAATACAAGCAGTATTGAAATCGTTTTGTAGTTTCAATTCCCATTCTTCTTCTAAATCTGGGAGTGCCTTAATATACGCATTCAGTCTTTCATTGAACTTTCGCTGACCGCCCACACTCAACGACTTAAACGGAGTAAGAGGTGGTTTCCCCATCTCCACCATTAGCACTAACTGGAGTTTTGTAATCACTTCCTTCTTTTTCAAATCTTCTAAAGTAAAGGGCATATATATATTGTTAATACTTTTTGATTTATATTTGGACGCATTACCAATACCAATAGAAAAGAAAATGGGAGGTGGGGGAATGGAGGTGGGATATGTGTTTTTAGGTTGGGGACTATAGAAATATTTTTGAAAATAAATCGTTTGTGTTTTTTTTTCAAATCTCTTAAAACTTTTGGGAAACTATGAAAAACCTCATATCAACTCCCACCTCCACCTACTTTCTTAATTATCCAACTTATTTCACCTAATTTACCTATATTTACCCTTATTTATACCTATTTTAATGATATTTAGGTTAAAAAGAGAGTAAAATAGTTGGATAATTAAGAAAGTAGGTGGAGGTGGGACTTTGAGGCAAGGAAAATGAACTCCCACTTCAAAATGAACTCCCACCTACTTTTCTTTTCTATTGGTATTACTTGGACGAATTCTTCTCTTCTTTGTCTGTTTCCTTGTCCTCCGTATCTACCCTCCAATTAATCACATCAAGCAAACCTTTCCTAAATCTTAATGCTGGGTCTGCCTCCATATCAACCACTAATGGCGAGAATTTCTCACGAGTAGCGTATTCATATATTTCCATTAATTGTTCTTTGTCTAACCCTAAACCCAGTTCGCTTAATATCATACGAGCGTCCCTTGCCCCTGACAATTTCAAAATAACCAAATAAGAGCAATTACACCTGACAACTTTAGGCACTTGGTAATAATTTTGTGCTAAATAAATGACGCTACAGTTTTTCTTTCTTGCTCGTATGTAGTAGTTCATAATACCCTCTTGGTTTTTCATTAATTGTAAATCGTCAAAGCACACAAGGTGATTGACTTTTTTATCCATTTTATCTAATTGAGGCAAGTGTTCTATTCCCTCTTTAATAGCGATGGAAGGGCATTTTTTAACTAAATAGTTATACAAGGGTTCGTCTTTGTTTTTGGTAATGATGGTGATGTCCTCAAAAGTGCCTTTCTCCCCACAAGAGAATAAATAAATCAAATTCACAAGGAAATTCGTTTTACCGCTCCCACTTGGTGCTACAATAACAGCACGGAAAGGTAGGTTCAAATTGTGTAAATGCTTGTTGGGGTTCTCGGCATTGTCAAGCATATCTTTTGGTATTCGTTCATAGAAGTTAATGATTTTGTGCGGTGAAGAACTCATTATATATACAACGATATTTTTCCTTTTGTATTTTAACTATTTAGGGTAAATTGCTAAACTTAATTTGTCATATGTATATATATAGATGTCAGCATACAATCCACCAACTTTTAACAGTCCCATTTTTGATAGTAATGCCTTTACCAACAACACCCAAGTAATAGATAGTGCCTACTTACAAGCAAACTATTTGAAATTTCCAACGGCACAAGGGTTAGAACATTTATCAACTGGTTCAACGGCAACCACCGCCACAACAGGTGATAATTCTACTCTAATAGCAACCACCGCATTCGTTCAATCGGCAATTACCACAGGAGGAACTACATCAACTGTTAAATATACAGGAAACGCAACATTCAACACGCCTACTGGTTGTCGGTTTATAGATATTTTGTTAATAGGGTATGGAGGTCAGCAAGGAACAAGTGATGTTGGTCCGCCAGTATTTTACGGAGGGGCAGGTAGTGGAGGCAATATGGCGTGTATTACTGGATTTTGTATTAACGCAAACACCAGTTTAACATTATCGTTTGTTTCAACTAATACAACAGGATATGTTTCCATTTCATATACAGGGGCAAGTGTATTAACAAACATCGCCAAAGTTTATAATGGAAATGCTGGTGAAAATGGGTCGCAAGGTTCAGTAGGAGCAGGAGGAACAGTAAATACTACCGCATCGGTAATTGCCTCTCGTAGTGCTCCTGCGTATGTTTATAATGGAACAGCAGGTCTTGCCTCTACAATAGGTGGAGGGGGTAGTTCAGTCCCACCAGCAACCACTGGAACTGGGACAAGTTGTCCTAATGGTATTTTCACTTACAGCAACGGACAATTCGGTTGTGGTGGAACAGGAAATATAAATAGAGGCAACGGATTAATAGTAATTACCTATCATATTGGGGTTTAATTAATCAAATAAAAAAACCTCTATCTATATATAATGGCGACTTATCCACCACCAAGTTTTTATAGTAATGTATTTGATACAAACGCCTTTAACCATACATTAGCAAATGGCGGTTTAACACAAGCAGAAGCAGATACGCTTTATTATAAATATCCAACAGGGCAAGCATACGAAACATTACGGCAAACGGACCACACAGGTTTAGCAACATTTCAAGCAGGGATTGACATTAACGCAGGGACACTTACATTTCCTGATAATACAATTCAAACCACCGCATCAAACGCAGTTAATTTACTTCCTTTAAATAATGTTTGGAGTGGGACAAACGAATTTCAATTAGGAACTACATTTGATAGTGCTTTAATAGTATCTAATGGAGGTCAAAATACTTATCTTGGTAATGGGTTTAATCCAATTGCGAGTGGAGTAGGAAATCAAAATGTGGGAGTGGGCGTAGGTGTTTATAATATAACCGCAACTGGTTTAGACAACAATACAGCGGTGGGTTATTTTTGCGGACAAGCAATAACCGCAGGTGCGAACAATAATAGTATGTTCGGTCATAGGGCAGGAGGGGCAATTACAAATGGTGTTGGAAATACTTTAATAGGAGCAGGGACAGGCGGATTGGTAAGAACAGGCGACCTCAATATATGTTTAGGTTTTTACGCTGGTTCAAAAGGGTCAGGTGGATTTGATTATAACAATTGTATTGTGATTGGTAATAACCCATCTCAAACCACTTTTTATCCTACTGCC